CAATAGCAGCATGATTAGCAAATGATGTGTCATAGAAGTTGGCTAACTCATACATGTTATATGGAGGAGTGATTACGTCAAATAGTCCGTAGCCATTTCTATATACCGTGCCAGGATTGATTTGTTTTGATCCAGCATTCACTCCAGATGGTGTTGCGTTTGCTGCATCTAAGTAAGCAGCGTTAAATTCTGGGGCAGCATACTTTGTTAAGTTGCGTGTTGTTCTACGACGAAAGTTTTGATCAAGTCCAACGTAATCTTTTAAAACATCCCAACTTTTATTAAAGGGATCGTGTGATTTAAAAATATTGTCTTCTTTTTCTTCTGTATTAAGACTTGCACGGATATACTGTTCTTCACTCATCCATTGCCCCTCTTCCATGCTTTTCTAATGTTTGTTGTGCTGCATGCCAAGCACCTAAATCATTCATTGAAGGAATTAATCCTTCTTTTAATCTTGCTTTTTGCTCGGAATATTCTTCTTCACTAACCTGAGTTAGCCCTGGAACAAATACAGCCTTACCAAGTCCATCATCTCCGTGATGCATTGCAACTTTTTTTAATTCTGCAATTTTTGAAAGATCCCCACGGTCGGACGGTATATTTAAAACTGAGCCTTCTTCGTCTGTAAACCATTTACCAGTAGATGTCTTATATACGTAAAGACCCCAGTCATAATGCTTATCTATTACCTGACGACGTACATTTTTAACATAAGGTTTACCAGTTTTTGGGTTAATTAAAGATTCCATAACCATAAGTATATCAGACTATACAGGTGTGGAGACGTTCGTTGACCATTCAGTATCTGCATATACATTTAATTTTTCAGGTTGATAAACTAGGCCTTCTCCGTCATCAACGATTATCTTATTTGTGCCTATATATGTTTTATAAATATCTGATGGATTAATACCATAGAACTCTGATGATCCTATTACTAACATACCGTCCCAAGTAAAGTTATTAAACCAGAACTGCCAATCATTTGTTGTTATACCGTCTGTTAATACCTGGAACCAAGGCCTAAACCTTCTGCTTTCAACCTCTTGTAGGCTGTTCGCCTGATAATAGGCAATGTTGTTAAATAATATTGGTCCCGTCAAATTTATGCTTCCAAGATATGAGTTATAGACAAGAGAGGTTAGAAATGCTACACCTATAGATGACCACTCTTTAAGGGATAGGACTGGCTCTCTTACTAGGCTACCATTTAAATAAAATCCAACACCATTGTAAGGCACACCGTTTTGATTTAAAACAAATATTCTACCTCTATCTAAATTAGTGCTGTTTGCTTGTAAGTAAAACTTTAGGGTTCCACTTTTGTGATTAATTTCAAAAATCTCTGTCGCTGTTGCTGGAAATGCATCTTGATCATATCTTAGCCATAATTGCATAGCGCTTACTTTATAGTTAGTCGCTAATTCCTTGTTAATTGGAAGATTTAGTCCACGATTTTCTAGAATATTTATTTCACCACGTACTTCAATTCCAGATGTTTTTGTCAGGTATAGATATGGGGTGCTTTCTTTATATATGCTAAATGGATTCTTAGACTTGTAGTCAAAATAAATACCATTCTTTTTATATGGAAATAGGTCTACTCCAAACCTAGTTCCTACTGGATTAAAAGAGTTGTCGTTAAATGCTTGAGAAGCCAACTGTAATTTATTCAATAAAATTGGCTTAGTTAAAACTCCACGACTATTAAATTCAAGACTATAGACAATTGCAAGCCTATTAAAATCTACCGTCTTAATTGGATAAATCAATGTATTATTTAAAATTTCAAATCTTGTTGTTTCCCAGTCTTCGTAGTTATTTAAGTCAAGGACTTTGTACTCATCTGGTTTTTCTTCGTTAGCAAAAGATGTAGGAACGTTTGCACCGTCTGCAACATACTGAAATGTTACATAACTTTTTATTTGTGCGCCATCTGTATTGTAATAAGAAGATGTCGTTCCAGATTCTTGCTGTAAAGTTGTTGTTGTTGGATATCCTAAATTAAATTGTAAAAAGTCTATCTCATAAAATTGTTCACCACTATTATTTTTTACAAATTGAGCAAAGTAGGAAAGTGGCAGATAGTCTTGCCAATACCCCGCAACGCCTATGTCTAAGAAATATTTTTCATATGCCTCTGATGGAAGAATTGTATAACTGGCTGTGTGATCAATTAATTGTTGACCTTTGTCTAATTCAATAAATCCATTTGTATCAATATAGGTTGTTATTTTTGTAGAATTTAATGTTGTTCCTAGCCCAATAGAATAAAGTCTCCCTGTAAAAGTATAGTCCCCAGAATCATCTCCACAGACATACATTTTTAATGAACTTTGATTTCCAAAAAATGAACTTACGTTACTGCCAAATTTTTCTGATAATGTTTTTATATTAAATCCAACTGCAAAAAGGCTATTAGCGGTTATTGCCGTAGAAGTAAATAACAATTGTGTAGTTCCGTTATAGGTTAAGGAATATTCAATTAAATTTCCGTCTTTAAGAATTGTAAAATAGTTATTGTTTGATGGATTATATATTTTAAATAGTATTTCATCTGATGCTAGGTTATGAGAACTAAAGACGCCATAACAACTCTCAACTTCACTTGACAATAAGTTAAATCTTGAAAAATTAATGTATGACTCAATAGAGTTCCATGTATTGTTTGGTCTAAAAGACAAAAACTTATCGGTAATAATAGGGCCAGACTCGTTGTCTTGTGCATCTTTATTATCATCGTATAGGTTTTGCAATGTTTTTGTTCCTAAAAATATTTCTGGTAAGGCATATTCTGGTGTTCTTAAACTTGTTTGACTAGTTGATAGGTTGTCAAAACTTCCTTGATCCCAGCCAGCAAAATCTGGGTAATTATAGTTAGCAGTATAATCTGCAAATGGATAATCTATAAAGGCAGTTGTTCCTCCATATGATGAGTTTATTCCTTCTGCAGAAACAACTCCTTGTCCGTAGACCCACCTACGCTTTGCAACTGTAACTGGAACTTGATAAGAGTATATGGCAACACAATCAATTTCAAAAGGATAGACGTTATTGCTTGCATAAAATCCTACCCAGTCTTGATTGTCTCCGCTGTTATCAAGTTCTCCTGGAAGAGTTAAAGTGGCGGTATCTAAAGATAAAGATAGGACTTCTTCACCATTAACTAATAAAGATGCAGAATCTCTAATTAAACGAATGTGAATAAGCATTGGTCTAAACCATTCACCAACGAAATGTGACGCAAACTGATCGCCAATAACCAATGTTAAGAATCCATCTTCAACATACAATCCATCTTCTGATGCTATCGGTCCAAATATTTTAAATGGCGTAGATGTGTTTACTGCTATTCTTGCCCAGAATTCAATTGTATAATCGTTATACTGCCCTTTTTTATTTAAAAATCCTTTGCCTGGAAGTATTAGGGATGCATCAGTATTTGGTTCTAATCGTGTCACTCCGCTTGCACCATAAACTAAAGGAATGCCTGCATTTTTACATTTTAAGCCACCCTCAGTAATGTAGTATCCAGAGTCTTCTGCAATTCCGTATGCTTGTGCTTCTACCGCATCATAACCACCGTAAATGCTTATACTTGTCGGAACTGTTGTTTCGGTTATTCCATTTAAAGAATAAGTATTGAATTCTTCATTCCACTGACCCAAGGTAATGCCATTTATATAAAATTCGTTATCTGCTGATGTTGTTGATCCCTCAAAAACTTTAATTTTAATTACAAGTCTTAACTGTGCAGAAACATTTGGAATTTCAAAAGTTTCAGAAATAAATCCCCATTTTTGGTAAAGTGTGCTAGTAAAGGTTTTTAAATTTTGAACTATGGTTGATGTGGCTGGATCTGTGTATTCGTACCCTATTGATACCGTTTGTAAAAATAAACTATTTGAATAAAAATATGAGCCAACAGTAAATGTTCCAAGATCTGCAAGAGTATTAAAATTAAGTATGTTGGGGCTAATTATTGATGCTTCAAGGCTTTCTGATACTGGAACATTAACTCTAATCCTGTTTAAATGACTATCTGGAAATGGCTCCGTTAGATCTTCAGAAGATGCTGCAAGCGTAGCGTTTGTTGGTGTCCAGAAAGTTGCAAGACTGCGCTGGGCTTCAGAGATTAAACTTTTATAATCAAGTCTGTCGTCTAGTGCCCACAAAACAAGCGGATGCTCTGAATATACCTTTTCTGCATACAAGTTTGATGGATTAGACATTTTTCTCCTATACCCTTATTATAGCAGGGTAGATATTAATTTCTAGGAATCCACAACTTTTCATTACCCTTATTGTGATACCTTGCCATTACGAAAAGTAAATCTGATAGCCTATTTAAATATTTTGCAATATTTATATTTAATCCTTCTACCTTCCAAACCTCACGCTCTGCTCTTCTGACAATAGTCCTTGCATTATGAAGAGGACCTGTAGGCAAAACAAAAGAATGAAGTGGCTCAAGGTATTCGTTGTAATCATCAATTATATTTTCTAAGTGAGTAATTCTATCTTCTGATATTGTTATTGTTGGGGCACCAGATAACTCTGCACCAAGATCAAATAAATCACTTTGGATTCTGTCTATGATGTCATTATGATATTCCGTTGCCATTCCGATTGCAGAGTTGGCCTCGTCTACTGCGCCAATTGCTTCAATCAAAGAACTGCTTTTATCTATTCTTTCGTTTGTAGCGGTAGAGGTTTTTCCATCATCCCCAGTTTTTGTATATATACGAGTTAAATGAACCACTAGTGTCCCGTCAAAGAACGCCAAATATCAATAGTAATACTGTTTGCCATGTACAGTGCTGCAAGATTTATAGTTAGTTGAACTATATAATCAGCAGTTCTAGATTTTCTTTTTTGTATAGGAAACTGCACTACGTTATTGAATTTTTTATATGCAACTTTCATGGAAACTTTAACTCTCCTTTAGGACCAGTCCAAACCAATCCAACTGAGTCTCCTGAATTTAAATATTGTTGATCTACTGCAAGTTGTCCCCATCCCCACTCTTTTCTAGGAAACGGAATAACTTGTTTTTCTTTTATTATGATTGCCCAATATGCTTCTGCGGGTGGCATAACTTCACAAGACTCTACCTTTTCATTTGGCAACCCATTAACTCTACAAACTACTCCTAGTCCATATTTCTTGGTACCTTCTATTTTAAGATTGGCTTGTTTTAAAACATCTAAAGCAAGAATGCTGCTAGATGATTCTACACATTTTTCTAACTTTGTTTGATTATCTAAAACTCCATAATCAACATAAAGGTTTATGCAGTTATCTTTTGGTTTATCTATAGAAAACAGCACTGCTGCAACTGCTATAAAAATTCCTAATGATGCTAATATTTTTTTCATTTATACCCCCTAGTATAGTTTGATTTCACAAGCGTCTGTGCTGCAATAAGCCTCACCCTGTGCTTCCAGATTTTCTACGCCATCATAAATTGCAGACCAATCAATTTTTGCAATTTTGCCTACGTAAGAATTATATTCTTCTCTTGTAATATT